CGGGGAGCCCTGTTGCAAGAGGCGGTGGTGGAGGTGGATCTCGTGACAATAATTCAGGTCCATATGCTACAGGTGGAACTGGGGGTGGTGGAAATAGTCAAGGATCTGCTGGAGATGCTACAGCTGGAACAGCAAATACAGGTGGTGGTGGAGGCGGTGCCTCTGGACCTGGCGGCGGTGGTGGTGGCGGAGCCGGTGGTAATGGCGGTTCTGGTGTGGTAATATTAAGGTACAAATTTCAATAGGTAAATTATGAGTGAAGTAAAAGTAAATAAAATTAGTCCAAGATCAGGCACAACGGTAACCCTAGGTGATAGTGGTGATACGTTCACAATTCCTAGTGGTGCAACAATTAATAACCAAGGAACGGCTACAAACTTTGGTGCAACAGGTTCAGCGTCTTGGGTAACAACAGTTAAGACATCAGGTTTTACAGCAGTAGCTGGCGAAGGATATTTTGTTGATACAACAAGTGGAGCAATATCAATTAATCTTCCTGCAGGAACAGCTGGAGCTGTTGTTGCAATAAAAGATTACGCAGGAACTTTTCAAACAAATAAAGTTACATTAGTTCAAAATGGTTCAGACAAAATTGGTGGTTCAACTGTTAATGGTGATTTAGAAACAGAAGGTATTGCAGTAACATTAGTTTTTGTAGATTCAACACAAGGTTGGTTGGTAACTGACGATGGTACACAAAGTGAAGTTTCAACTACAAAATATGTTACAGCAACAGGTGGAACTGTTACTTGTTCAGGAAATTGTAAAGTTCATACGTTCACAGGACCTGGAACTTTTACTGTAACTTGTGTAGGTAATGCAGGTGGTTCTAATAAAATTTCTTATATGGTAATAGCTGGGGGTGGTGGTGGAGCTTATGAAGGAGGGGGAGCAGCTGGTGGTTATAGAGAAGGTAAAGATAGTTTTGTTTCTTATACAGCAAGTCCTTTAGCTTGTACTTCAGGAGCAAACGCTGGATTAACTCTTCCCGCAACAGGTTATCCTATTACAGTAGGTGCTGGTGGTGGTGGAGTTACAGGACCAGGTGGACCCACTCCAAATAATCCAGGTGCTAATTCAGTATTTTCAACAATAACTTCAGCAGGTGGTGGAGCAGGTGCTAACTCACCTAATTTTGTAGCAGATCCTGGTGGGTCTGGTGGAGGAGGTGCTTCTGGTGGTGGTATTCAAGCAGCAGGAAATGGTAATACTCCTCCTGTTAGTCCTCCACAAGGAAACAATGGTGGAGCTTATGCACCTTCTAGTCCTTATAATCAAGGAGGTGGCGGTGGTGGTGCTGGTGGTGTAGGTAATGTACCTCATACTTCTGGCGGTGGAATAGCAACCACTACAAGTATACCAGGAAGTTCAACTCCTTTAGCTGGTGGTGGCGGTGGCGGTGGAGATAATGGATCACACGGTTCTAATGGTCACGGAAATCCTGGTGGCGGTGGCGGCGGTGGTGGTAGAAATGGTAATGGAGTTGCAGGAACAGCTAATACTGGTGGTGGCGGTGGAGGTTCTTGGAATAATACTGGAGGTAATGGTGGTTCAGGAATTGTTGTTATTAGATACAAATTTCAAGGTTGATGAGTAATTAAAATTAATATATAAGGAGAAACATTATGGCACACTTTGCAAAACTAGGATCAAACGGAAAAGTTATTCAAGTATTAACTTTGAATAATTCTGATATGTTAAACGCTGATGGCGTTGAAGATGAATCAGTAGGTCAACAATATTTAGAAACACATAATAATTGGCCTGCACAAATGTGGATTCAAACATCTTACAACACTAGAAATAATATACATTTAAATAGTGGTACACCATTAAGAGGAAATTACGCAAGTATAGGTTATGAATGGGATGAAGATAATAATATTTTTTGGCCTAAAAAACCTTATGCATCTTGGGTAAAAGATACTACAACTGCATCTTGGAAATCACCAATTGGTGATGCTCCTGCATTAACTGCAGAACAAGAAGCACAAAATACACCTGCAGATGAAAATACACCACCTACTCACAGGTGGGATTATGAGTGGAATGAAGCCAATCAATCTTGGGACTTGACAGACAGAAACGCATAAATTAAAAATGGTGGTGGTATGCAAAAGAAAGTTTTAACAGAGCAAGCATTATATTATGGTGATGTGGCAATGCCTAAAGATTGGGACATTGACCGAGATAAATTATCAGGCGATATTTTACAATCAGTAATTCAAAACAAAGAATTTCCATTTTCACGAACTTGGGATATGTTAAATACATATATACGAGATCACTTTGGTCTTGAGTATGACGTTAGTTTAATTAACAAAGATACCTTTGGTAATATTTATAAACCAGAAGAAACATCACAACCTTTTATAAATGTAGATCCAGTAGATCTACGTAACTCTCCAGATTATACATTGTTATATGGCGTCAAAGTTAAAGATTGTATGGTTCGAATACATTATGAAGACAATAGACGTAAAGGTAGAAGTTGGGATATAAAACTTACAAATAATAAATTTATCATGTTTCCATCAACTAATATGTATTACATAACTAATAATCAAAAGGATAGTTTAAACGTAGTGCAAACTATATTGTATGAATATATCTAATCATTATTGGTATTTTAGTGGTGTGCTCACACCAAAGTTTTGTGATGATGTTATAGAGTATGCTAAATCACAAAAAGAAGTTATGGCAAGAACAGGTGGCTATGGTGATAGAAAATTAAAAAAAGAAGAAGTATTAGATTTAAAAAGAAAAAGAAATTCTGATTTAGTTTGGTTAAATGATACTTGGATTTATAAAGAACTACATCCTTATGTACACGAGGCCAATAGGAATGCTGGTTGGAATTTTGAATGGGATTTTAGTGAATCATGTCAGTTTACAAAATACAAACATAATCAATATTATGATTGGCATTGTGATAGCTGGGATAAACCTTATCAAGAAAAAAGTTCTAATGAAAACGGAAAAATTAGAAAGCTATCTATGACTTGTCAATTAACAGATGGTTCAGAATACAAAGGTGGTGAATTAGAATTTGATTTTAGAAACTATGATCCACATATGAGAGACGAATCAAAACATAGAGTGCAATGTAAAGAGATATTACCAAAAGGATCTATTATTGTATTTCCTAGTTTTGTTTGGCATAGAGTTAAACCAGTAACATCAGGCACAAGATATAGTCTTGTTGTGTGGCATTTAGGTTATCCTTTTAAATGAAAGTATTAATTGTCGGTGGTGGAAGTGCGGGTTGGATGACAGCAGCTACCCTAGAATCGCAGTTTCCTAATTATAAAATATCTTTAATTGAATCTCAAAATATATCTACAGTTGGTGTCGGTGAAAGCACACTTGGTCAGATAACTGATTGGATGAGGTTACTTAAAATAAAAGACAAAGATTTTATAAAACACGTAGATGGAAGTTATAAATTAAGTATAAAATTTACAGATTTTTATAAAAAAGGAGAAGCTT